TCCACTTTCTCTCGATTGTAATCCGGGTGCCCTTCAGACAGTATGTGGATCGCCGTGTCTCGGTCGTAGCAATGTGCAGCTACAGATAGCGCATCGAACCATCGCGGCTCGGACAGAGTTGCCCTGTTCACATAACAATCTAATATCTGTTGGCAACCTTTGCCTTCTGCACTCCGCCTCATTATCTTAGCGAAGTTACTTTGGACGTTATCCTGTAGTTGCCCCATTAACATAGATTTTCTACGAGGGGCAGTCTCATCTAACGCCACAGTCTCCGTTACGCCCAAAATATCTTTTAACTCATTAAAGTTTATTTCAGGGGCAACGGTGATTACACTTACGGGCTTAGGTGGATCGTCTTTATAATTCAAGGTACCCGGGACTCTAAGCACCCGAGCCTCTTCAAAAACAGAGGGGTCTACATAAAACTCTTGTTTATCGCAAAGCTGACGAAGCCTAGAAGCCACTGGCGCCCATTCTTCTTTAGTAACCGCCCTATCCAACGCCCAGTACACGTGTAGTCCGCGCCCTGAATTCACTAGCGTAGGCTGGGGTAACCCAACGGTTTCACAGAACTCTTGTAACTTTTTAGCTCCGGCTGCTTGATCTATATAGCCGTCTGGGCGTCCTGTCTTTTCGTTTACTTCAGCTTTCTTTTCTCCGCAATCTATGTCTAACCAGACCGCCTTGAGGGCGTGTACGTTAACCTGCTTACGCCCCTTATCTGGGTCTTTGAACTTGGCAACTGCGAAATAAACGTCTTGCCCTTTAGCCAAATACTTATCTACTAGGTTTTGTGCTTCTTCCCTAGTGGCTACGAGCTTAGTTCCTGCAAAATCCCCTGACTCCAACGCTAGCACGCAGTAGTACCCACCTTCGGGTAACACGTACTCAAGTAAGTCAAAGTTGTCCATAGTCTAGCGCTCTAACTGCGTTATTAATTTTTCTATTTTGTTAGCCATCTGCTCAGAAGGTCTGCTCTTGCCAGAAAACCAGTGGTATATTGTTTGTCTGCTGACCCCAAGGCGCTCAGCTACGTCCGCAACGGGTACACCATGTTTGATGCACGTGCGTCCTAGCTTCACGCCTATAGAGCGAGCACTGGCAGACTTGTTGAGCGAGACTAGATTTAAAGTATAGCCATAGCTCATTAGTCGTCCTTGCTCCATGCGTCAATTACAGAGGCTAAAGAGTCTGAGCTAGAAGCCGTAGTCTCTTCTTTCTTTTTAGTACGCTTTACTGGCTCTTCTATTTCTTCCGCCAGTTCCACTTCTTCAGGCTCCTCAGAACGAGTTACCTTTGGTTTTGGGGCTTCTATCTTAGGTGTTTTAGTAACGCCGTCTGCCTGAGCCACAGTAATCTGAGTGTACATCTTGGCTTCAGGTGCAGTTTGTACACTGCTAACTAAGTCGTATTCTTCGTCAGTCAACGAGCGAACAGGCGTAAACAGTAACTCCATTGAGTCAGCATCTAGATCGTAGCTAATCCGAGTTATAACAGTGTCGGGCGCCTCACGGTTACTAAGAAGGAACTTAATATAGCTTTCAAAAGGATGCTCGTTGCCAGAACCTTTACCAAACAAAGACTTAGCAGGAATATTGAACTGATAAATATCGCCCGATGTGTCTCCGGCTAACATAATAGCTACACGTCGTTGATACCTACATGCTTTACCACCGTTATCACCAGACCCTTTAACATTCATAGGGCAGTCAGCGCAGTTGCTATGTTGCGGGTCGATTGCACCTGCTTCAGGCTTGTCGCCTTGGTTAGACCAACAATTGGGTAGGGTTGCTTCCTTGTTGGGGTCAAACTTATCCTTGTAGTAGATACGAGAAACCTTGGGTAGCATATTAACAATGATAGCTTCAAACTCATCACGGATAGGTTCGCCAACCTGCTCGCCGTTAATTATCTTTCGAAAGAAGCCTTTGTTACTTGTTTGAATACGGCGGTTGTATACAGTCGAACTGCTTTTAAGCTGCTCAGCTAGAGCACTACTACGTCTTGTGCTAACGCCAGTTTGGTTTTGGAAAATAGATACTTCGTTACTCATTTTTATCTCCTATTTAGAAGTAGGTTTTCTTACACTTATTACATATTGATTTCTAGCCTGTAGACCCATTGGTACATCGTCAGGGTTGTCGGCTAGGAACTCTTTCATGTTGCCGTTATGTATTCGCTTTTCTAGCAAATGGTAGGCATCATTTTCTTTTACAAACCGATAGAAGCTATCCCAATCACTAGTCCAATAACTAGAGTTTAGGCGGCGGCTTATGGTTCCGTTTGTGGTGTTTAAGCTGTTGGCGTCTTGCTCGTTGCACAGCTCTAGCATCTTATCCGCTATCAGGGATTGCTGTTCTTTTATTGTTTTTACTTTATCTTCGAGGTCTCTTATTTTTTCACGCATCTTTATGTAAATGTCCGCTAATTCGGACGCACTATAGTCGCTCACAGAATCCTCCTTTCGCTAAGTGGGAGAGTCAGTTTACAACTTCTTTTTACATTGTCAAGCGTTTATTTCTTGTTTATACAAATCGACTATTTTGTTGTGGTTGTCGATGTTAGAGCGCAACATCTTGTATAAACGGGCTTCTACTTCACTGCCTGTTACATGCACAATAGTCATTGGGTTGTGTTGACCGGGGCGGTCTATACGAGCGTTAGCCTGTAAATAGGTTTCTACGCTAGTGACGGGCGCGTACCAAATAATTGTATTCGCCGCTGTTAAGGTCAAACCGTGGGAAGCGGCTTGGGGTTGAATAATTAATACATGGGGGTCAGGCGTCGTTTGAAATTGTTGAATTATTTCACTGCGTTTGTTGACTGATACTTTACCAGAAATAATAGAACAACTTATTTTATTTTTCGTAATAAATTCTTCAAGTAATTCAATGGTATGAGTGAAAGGTACAAAGACTAGTACTTTATGGCTAGCTTCTTCTATTACCTCCAGAACTACTTGCAAACGGTTCCTTACGTCAAATTCAATAACTTGTCTATCGTCCGTGTATACCGCACCACCCGATATTTGGAGTAGTTTATTTATGTTTGTTGCAGCGTTTACCGAGCTTACTTGTTCGCCGTCAGCCTCCATAACCATTTGTTTTTTAAGGACTTGGTAGTATTTTTCTTGCTGCTTAGTTAAAGGCGCGTCTCGTTCCACGTGAGTTACAGATGGCAAATCAAGGCATTGATCCTTCTCAAACCGTATCGCAGGTTGAAGTACTTGATGGACAATTTTATCTGCCATTAAATTAGGCTTCCATGTGTACTGCGTAACTTTGTACATCACTTTGTCACGGAACTGCCCAAAATAACGTGGGACGCTTTCAGGGTTAACTAAACGGGCTAGACCAAAGGCATCTACAGGGGATTGCGCAGCAGGTGTACCCGTTAACATCCACAGCCAGTCAACGTCATCCACAAGCTTTTTCAATATTTTCCAACGGTTTGTTTGTACGTTTTTGTAAGCATTAGCTTCGTCGACTACTATTAAGTCAAACCCGCCTTTACGAATAGCGTCTTGCACTACAGCTACGCCGTCAAAATTAATTATTACAAAGTCTGCACCGGCGTCTATTATTTTACGGCGTTGCTCTGCTGTCCCATGCGCTACTGAACAACCTCGGTGCATAGCAAAAGTAAATAAGTCTTGTTGCCAAGCAGATTTCATAATAGATAAAGGGCAAATCACTAACACCCTACGTATAAGACCCAGTTTCATTAAGTAATCCGCAGCCCAAATAACAGAAGCGGTCTTACCCGTGCCCTGCTCGTTAAAGCAAAAAGCTTTCTTGCGTACGCTTAAAAAAGAAGCTGTCTCTCTTTGGTGGTCAAACGGCTTATGCTTACCTGTCCATTCGTAGTCTCGCTGTATGGGTGACGGCAATTTAACGCCTAAACTAGCCAGAGCTTCTGTCTCGGGTTGTTCCCATTTTACTGATAGCTCATAAAAGCCATCGTCATCTTTTTTAATTATGCGGTAATCTTCTACTTTCTCAGTTACTAAATGCGGTCGCTTTGTTCGCAGCAGAACGTACTTGTTTTCTATTATCTTCATGCTTTAGATGTCTTCTTGCGCTCGCGCTTACTGGTTTCAGATACAAGGTTGCCTTTGGAATCTCGTTTAAAAGAACGGTTACGGCTAGCAGTTTCTACCCTAACCCCATCAGAGTTCTTTCCACCTTTATCCATAGCCTTAACGTGCGCTACATCTTTGCCGTCACCTTTAGAGACCTTACCTTCCCTCATTGCTTTTCGCCTAGCTTTGTTGCGTTGGGCGCGCTTTTTCTTTTGTTCTTCAGTGCCTTGATACTTAGCGTACTCGGCTTTGTAATCTCGTTTATTAGTCATATCATCGCTTCCTGTTATGTTCGCAGCTAGTAACCGGACAGTACGCACACAACGGCCCGCTTTTAGCGTTCCATACATTGTGTTCTTCCGCCGCTGCTAAAGATTCAAGGGGTTCGTCAAACGTTGCATAGTAAGAATTTTGTAAGTCTCGACTATGTTCTTTCTTTATAAACTCATTGCTTACTACATAGGCTAGTGCAGATTTTATGTGGGTCACTTCGGGGAAATGGGTAAAAGTGGCGGCGGCTAGCATATCTAGCTGAGCAGTGTCCGCATACTTGGCGTTTTTTCCTGTTTTGTAATCGACTAAAAACGCTTTTTCTCCGTCAACTATAATTAGGTCGGCTATGCCTCTATACCATACATCTTTAGCAAAGAAACCCGTTGGTTTATAAACTCCTTCATCATACGAAACGCCTAGCCGTAGCTCGCAATGTTTTTCCCCATCTATGTCATTAAGAGAATTTACTATTGGGTTCATGTAATCAAACTTTTTAGGAATTGGTGTACCCTTTTTTATGAAGTCCTCCGCAGCTTTATGCACTTGGTTGCCGTATAGCATAGCCTCACTGCTTGTGTCTTTAACGTCTTTCGCCACTTTTAAGTGATAATATTTTTTAGGACATTGCTTAAATGTGCTTATGCTACTGTAAGACCAAGCTGTCATAATAGACCCTTCTCTTTTAGAATTTCGTAGTTCGCTGCGTGGGCGTCTTCTATTTCTTGTTTATTTTGCCCATGGTACGGTACAGCTAAGTGTTCACTTACTAGTGCGGCATTAACTGAAGTTTTGTCGCTCAACATTATAACACCTAAGTATCGTCCGAACTTTCCTTTTTCTTTTGTGGTGAGAGTGTAAGTCCCGCCATCGTGTAGCAATCCCTTGACAAATTCCTTTGCGGCGAGTCCTGCTGCTTTTTCTTCCGGGTCTCTGCTACGACACTCGGGGCAATCCACGCCAAAAAGACGGATAGACTCACCACAGCGCCAAGTATCAAAGCCCAAGTCAATGTCAACCAAGATAGAGTCACCATCAATTACCCTCACAATCTTACAGTCGTATTCGTACATTAATTAACCCCAATATAAAAAACATGCTGGTGTATCTTGGTTGTAACTTCTCCAGTGTAAGCCCATTCAGGAAACACCTTTGTACTATGGTAATGGGTCGCGCCATCTGTAATATCAGGTACGAACCCACTCAAGTGCGCAATGTATAACGCGTTAAACCATGCCTGTTTATTCTTCGGGTCGTCCGATTTACCGTCACAATAAAAACTAAACTGACACTTATTCCTTATGGGTACACCGTTCCAGTAATACCCTTGCTTAACCACATCACACGCATTATCTGGGTAACGTGGGTCTTCGATTCTGTTTTGGATTACATGAGCTACAGCAATCTGTCCTGCTGTTGGCTCACCCCTTGCTTCAAAGTACACTGCGACTGCTACGCACATTAATGAAGTTAGCATAGGGCTACCTCCTTAGTCGTATATGTTATGGTTTTCCTCGAAGGGTACACACGTTTCTAATATTATGCCGCCCATACCAACGGCTTCTTTCTTCGGTACAACTACAATCATGTTAGGTTCAACTTCTACCACGCACATAGTGCGCTTCTCTTCTTTTGCTATATACTCTGCTTCTTCTAGCGCAGCCATAGGGTCAGTGAAGTATGACATCGGGAACCTCGTACTCGTAGTTAACGGTTTCCTCGTTAGTAGAGAATAGTCCTGCACCGTTGTTTAAATGAAACTTCATAGCGGTATGAGTGTGTGGGGACATAGTTATTACCGCATCTACCTCTGGGTGCATTACGGGCGTTGCTTCTAGTAAGTTACTAATTAACTTTCTTCCGTGCCCTTTTTGATATGACCATATTGAGTAAGGGCACAGCACCGTACCCAACTGCCCGTATATTTTTTCACGTTCTTTTAGCTGTTTTTCTATCTGTTTGGTTTTACCCATTGCGATTAGTTTTATTTGGTATTCATCTTGCGGAACAAACTTACAAACAATTGTACAAACAATTGCGGCTATCTCCCCCGTTTCGTCATTAACCTCTGCATAAACATGAAAAGGGTCTTCAAACCGCACACTGTTATCTTTAAACAACTTAGGGCGTATTGGGTCGTCTTCTAGCAGATACGCGTGGTCAGCGAAGTTACACTTTATCAGCATCTTCAAACTCCTGAAGTATAGCCTCTAGTTTCTCTACAGCTTCGGTTGCACGTTGTATCATAGCTACAAACTCTTCGGCATCAGCACCATCTACTTCTATTGTTATTTTCATTTAACGTTATGTATCTCAATCAGTAAGTCTATGCAGTGTTTTGCCTTATTAAGATCATCTAGGGGCTGACCCTTTAATTTCCATCTGGTTATGTACTTAACCACATTACCTTCTAACAAGGACAAGCCG